AGAAGATACCCTGCGGCGGGACATGCTGAGTCCGCCGCGCCTCACGATGCTGGTTAAATGGTCGTCATCGTTAGACGATCCACCCAGCCAGGGAAGTGCTACTTCCGGCTTTCTTTCAAGAGCCGTAAGACACTTGAGTAGCGCTGCATGATCGAAAATCTCGTCGATCTTGCGGGCCGCCTTGAGAATGAATCGAACGTCGTCGAGAGACTGACGGTCGGCATTCCAAGACTTATGGGTAACCTCATTCCTGAAGTTATTCCATACAAGCCCACTACTCCCGCCTGCTTTACCAAGGATATTCAGAGCCTTTAACGGATCTGAAGTCTCCGCGGTACGAACTCCAAAACTCTTAATGGCAGACAAAGGCCATTCAGAGCGAAGAGCTCGGGCAGCACCCCAATAACCATGCATATAAAGCTGGTTAGTGGTTGCTACCCAACTGGCGGCCGCATCAGCATCGCGCAGTGATGTGGGGAAGTCCTTTCGGAAGCGAACGACAGTTACGTCTTCGCCCCTGAAGAATTCACCACCACATGACTCACGGAAATTAACCCCTCCGTAAGTTTTTGTGCGATTGACTTTGAGCCCGAAGGCTTCAAGCCATTCGATCACCGCTGGTGCACAGTCTGTGGGGACAATAATATCGTCACCATAGACTAGAACATCGTCCAATACCGATTGGGTATTGTACATGTTCACTTGGCACCCCTTTTGCTCTAGTCTACATGCCGCGATTATCGTCGCGAAGACGATAGCTTCGACAGGAAAACATAGAGCAGACCCCATAGAGGCAAATTTGCGTAGGACAATCGGTCGAGGATAACCCTCAACAGAAGCCCGAGTGCTGCGGCAAGCAAAGATAGCTCGTCGTAGCTCAGGGTGTCCGGCAAAGAGCCTCCAGACGAGTTTGGCTCCAACACGGTCACTAGCCTCCGAGAGATCGATGGTGGTACAAAGACCATCCCTCGATCCTTGAAGGGCAGCGGCCTTGTTAGCTTCTTGATACGAAAATCTGATTGTCCGTCTCAAAAGACGGTCTTTCGGAATCGTATCGTAGAACCACTTCATCATTGACTGCTGAACCCACTGCATTGCAGCGGGCTCAATAGCTATGGTGCGTGGAGCTTTCATCGTCTTGGGAACTTGAACCACCCGAACGGGTAGCTCGAGTTCTGGGTCGATCTCAGAAAGTCCATCCATAGTATGGTTTGCATTAACAAAAGCAAACCAATCCATTGGAAAGGACGTGCCCATGCGCCTGGGCCATTGCTGGAGATTATATCGCTGATTTTGCGAATACTTCTCCGCAACCGCTCCAGGGCCGTGCCGCGGGATGAGACCTGACGAAACCGGATCAACGAAAGTTGAACCCAGACTCGCACAGACCATCCTAGCAGCAGCATCGAAGAACGAAAGCTTCCGTTCATCGAATCGCGTAGGCACCTGACGATCAATTTCCACATACTGTCGTAAGGCCTCCGTCGCCCGAGTAGGTGATGTAGGACGCTCGATCTTTCCACACTGTAGAAGGATCTGGCGAACAGCACGAATGCTGTCCAACGACGGTACAGGAAGTAGGGTACCCGTCGTGTCGAAAATGGACGAAAGGAAACCTGAAAGAAATTTCGGGAGACCTTGACGGTCTAGGGAAAATCCCTTTAGATCGCCTGTCGGCCAACGGCCATCATCCAAAGCTCGATCAAAGATCTTGCAAAAGGATGGCAAGGTAATAGTTAAGAAACTATCACCTTCAGCCGCGACGCGACGAACCATCGTGAGTTCATCACGATGGGTGGGTGCACCACACTGTTCTCCACTGGATCGGAGAACGAGGATGGCTAATTCTACTAGGCTTTTCATCATTCCTCCTAATATGAGGTGGTGATCCTAGCCTATGCCTGCCGACCACCGTTGAAGGTGAGACTAAGTCTCACCGCCAAGAACCTTCAAGAGGTTCGCGGAAGTGCACCAAGCGGAGAGCGCCAAGGCAATGTCCTTGAGCTCAGCGTTGGTGTAACCCGTCGGGGGTGCGTCGATAACAAGATAAGTGGACATCGTGGCCACAACGTTAATCCCAGCAGCTAGCGGATCCGCAGCCACCTTCTGACCGTCAATACGGACAGAAAAGCGATTGCGCTTCGCGTACTGATGCGAAACGGAGAACACGTAAGTCCCATCATCTTTCCGATAACGAGAGGCATTGTCGTTCCGGGCAACAGCCGGGAGCGACTGAGCGACTGCGTTAACGGTAATCGATTGCGGGTCAGCAAACATAGGACCATCCTTGGCTGGAAAGAGCAAAAGAGCTGAGCTAGCCCGGAATGGGCTAACTTCTGCTACCGACGGGAAATCCCGAGGGCGGCTAGAATTGACGATTGATAGAGTGAAAACCCATCAAAAGTCAATCCGAAACCAAAAGGAGAAGCACCGATACGGGCTTTCGTCTCAAGTTTATCTGAGTACGAACACTCGTAAGAGCCATTCTTGTACTGTTGACTGAGTAAATCAGTGAACGGTGCAGAATAGCCCCGAGCACTTACGGTTGTTTGGGACAAAGAATGTTCCATTACGTAAGCATACTCGGCGGTTAAGTTCTCCGCTGCATGGTCACTCATGTTGGAGACTACGTCTCCAACGTTAGCGAACCAATCAGCGAGCCACGACCACGGTAGAGCGTTCCAAAGCACGTCTGGCGTCGGGTTGAGGCCATACAGAGCTCGGGTCGCTCTCTTCGTCCATTGGTCGGATCCGATATCCGGAATATAATACCGGAATTTGCCAGCGAACCACCTTTCGGTGTGAACGTGGCGAATCGTATCCGTCTGACCGTAGGAAGCAGCATTCGTATTACCCAAGGGTGGTACGAATCCTGTGAGGTTTGCATAACACTGCAACCTCGGTCCTTGCGTCACAATGGTGCTCGTTTCCTTTCCGAGACTACGACGTCGGCGAATGCCCCTGCCGTTGTCTTTAACCAGCTGATTTAGCTGCTTATCGATATTACGGTAAGTCTCATACATCTTCCGAATATCAGAAAGCAACGGCTTCCACCCGAACTGAACGTTCAGATACTCTGAACCTGCAGAACGGGCAGTCGTCAAACGCCGAAAGAGACGGCCCGGGATGGATGGTAATCCCTCACGGAACAACTCAATAGCGGCGTTAGCAACTGATGCGGTAGGTCTACCAGGTGCGGCTTTCTTCCAACCACTAGCTCCATAGGGCACGAGTGAATCGAGCTTTGAGGAGTTAATGTCGAGATAGGCTGCAGTAAGAGAGAGAGGGTTCGCAGATTCAAAGGTTTTGCCGATCCCAACGGGAGCGACATCGCCTCGCAGGCCTTTCGGCCTGTTTACGAATCTGGATGCCCCAATCTCAATCGTACAAGGAGTCACGGAACGCTCGCAACGCTTCACGAGGAAATTACCTCCTGAAACGTACTTGCTTCCGAGACGCTTGTTCGTCTGGGAGACGAGCAGGGCTTCAACGGTCCCGTAGTAGGCCTGGGTCCCATCCCAAAGTGGGATGGATTCCACGGTTTTCCTAGCTGCGGGGCCGCTCATGTTGTGGTCCTTCTGGTGGGGGGTGTAAGTGCACTAGGGCGAGCGAGAGCTCG